TACGAGGCTCTGAATCGCTCTATACCGAGCTTTAAGCAATTAAATGAGGCTAGGCAAGGTGTTCTATTAAACATGGCGTTTCAAATGGGTGTGCACGGTCTTATGCAATTTAAAAGCACATTAAACCTGATTGAACTTGGTGACTATGATGCCGCTGCTGACAATATGCTTAAATCTTTGTGGGCAAGCCAAACACCGAAGCGAGCTAATGAGATGGCAACGCAAATGAGGACAGGGCAATGGCAATCTGGCTAAAGTTCAAAGGCTATCTAATTGCTTTAGCTGGCGCTATTTTAGGCGTTATATCTATTTACGCTTATGGTCGTAAGCAAGGTTATGACTCAGCAGAAAATGCTATGAGAGAGGCTGATAATGCACGAGCAAGGAAAATCGAAGACTTGGCTGACCGTGTGCGGCAAGCTGACGGTGACAATCGTACTGCTATTGAACGGTTGCGCTCTGTCAAGCGGCTCAGAGACCTCTAGGGCGATTTGCAGAGAGCTAGAGAGGGACTTGCCTACCTATAGCGTTAAAGACACGTCACAGACCCTAGAATCGGGTGCAAAGTTCATTGAATTGTTTAACGCTGTGTGTGGTGTGGCGAATCCCCGATAAAGCACGGTACTCACACATTTGAGAACAAATAAAAAAATTAAGTTGCTAACACTTAATATTCGCCACATTTCTAAAAGTATATCAACTTATGTACCTTGTGTGTACACAAGATTAGGATATGGTTACATTTTCATGTTTTATCAACATGTGTTTTGAGTTTATCTTCTAATTCTTTAATGCGAGCAATCAATTCGGCTAATTGTTTATGCTCCACCAACTGCGAACACGAATAACATAACTCAACTGTCATGAGCAATGACGTATTTTTACAACCTTTAAATAGGCATTTCATTTAACAATTAGCCTCATAGATTCACAAAGCCACCCAATGCTTTTGCGGTGTGCTTCCTCCCACATCTCGACCCGTTCCTGTTTGCTCATGTCTTTGCCTTGGTCAAGTTCTAAATGGCAAACGTAACACAAAAACGCAATGCGATAATCATGTGCCTTTAATCCTCTACCCTTACCGTCTCTAAGTTGGTTGCTATGAGCCGCTACTACATCATCGTGGTTACTTTTGCCGCAATGCATACACACAGGGCAATCTCGTGCCATGGCAAGCAACTTAGGACTTCGATAGATTCCAGATGACACGAATATTGTCCTGTAAGGTTTGTGCGGCTTTTTGACCACGAACTTTTGTAACAGACTCGATATAAAGCTGACGGTCATTTAGTTTTGGTAATTTAAGAACATGACGAGCCTCACACCATGCTCGCCATTCCTCTGAGCTTGAATCTATTATCTCACCCAGAGGAGTTTTGACTGGATTCAATTGCAAGTTGTGTTGCAGTTGCCACCAGCGTAACAGCACGTCATACAATATACGGTTTTGCCGTTAATTGTGTAGCTATGACTTGTACAAGCAGCCCAGACTGCGGTGGCTGATAAAGATAGAAGGATTGCGGCTAAGAGTTTCATGTTAATTTGTCCTGGAATTCTAAAACTTGGGTTACAAAATCCGAAAACTCGGGTTTGGTTAATGCGGTAGTTGTTGGGTCTAGTTCCATAATTTTACCGTTTGGTAATTCAATAACTTTGCTTGGCAAAAATCTCTGTTTAAAATAAATATGCCAGACTTGCGGGGTAAACTTTTTTCCATCTAAAAAAATTGATTCGGCTATCTCGTGAATTGCCGCCCAATACAATGCGTTTTGTTCATGAGTTCTATTTGGTTCTTTTATCTCAACTACATACCCATCTGGTGCTTGTGTTACCATTTGGATAACTTTAGACCTGTCTTTTGCAAGGGTAACTATTGTCTTTTTCATTTGCGATTGACTTTATAGGTAGCCATAAAGATTAACTTTTTGTTTTTTTCTTGAACCCATTTTTTGTAATTGATTCTAAACATACGTTTCTTTGTGGCGTTAAAGTCATGGTCATTGATGTTGTCTTTAAACATAGAGTCAACTAAGTTCTTTTGGAAGTAATCAATGTCTATGTTTAAAAAATCTAGGTAAACTCCCACGTCTTTACTTAACAAAAAATCAAGCCCACTTTGTGCTAGAGGTGATAACTTTTTGTGATTGTTAATTAGTGGCGCTACTGAATCAAGGATGGCTCTAGTAATGATGGCGCTGATTAAACCTTTGTAACTACTAATGTCATCGTGCATGACTAGCACCTTTACACCAACCAAAAGGGTCGTGAGCAGGCAATAATTCTAAGAGGTTGCCTACAGTAATGTCTTCCGATTGATGTAATAGGTGTTGATTGGAAGGTATGACATACATAAGTTTGCTAGACTTGCCAACACTTTTCTTGCCTCTAACAATCAATTTTTGGTCAATAAGTTGATTCATAATGCAATGAGCCACACCACCAGACATCACAAAGGTAGACATAATATCCCTTGAAGTTCTAGGCTTATTGCAATAATCAATTATTGGTTGACGGTCTTTAGCTTTTCTCATTTGCAATCTCCACTTCTATTAGCTTTTCTATAAAATGAACTGCTTTACGTAGGTCATCTACTCCACCTTTTTTACGCCACCGAGATAGGTACTTGACAGCGCAGCCATCAAGAAAGCCTAACTCCCAGTCTGTAATAGCATCCCAAGGTTGAATTGAAGTTTGGTAATGTGAGCCTTGAATTTGTTTTGCATTTGCGTTCATACGTCACCTCAAAATGGGTAGAAAGGTTTGTTATGTTTGTGCCAACTTGAATGGCATTTAATGCACAACCATCTAACGTCATATGGTTTTGAATAATCATCGTGATGTGCATGAATTTTTCCTTGTTTGTCGCATACTTGGCAATTTTTTGGTCGAATAAGTTTTTTATCTCTAATGGCATTGCTTATGGCTGTATTTGCCATTTTTTTGTATGGGTAATTTAAGCCATAATTACGCTTTGCTTTTCGAGCCGCTTCTTTCCCTGTTTCTGTTTTTGCATAACAAATTCTTGCAGCAACACGTTCAGGGTTATTTGCTCGTAATTTGTCATAGTCTCGGTAATAATCAATCTTTTTGTTCCTATTTTTTGTTACGTCTTTTTTGTTGCATTCTTTGCATTTATTTACATGACCATCAAGCATTGCTTTGTGAGCGTAAAATTCATTTAATGGTTTGGTTAATTTGCATTTAAAGCATTCTTTTGAGGAAGTCATACTTTTCTCTTGTAAAAGTTAAGTACGACTATTCTATACCCTTTTTAATTAGAATGGTGCTAAATCATCGTCAATATCAGCTAATTGAGGCTTTTGCGCTACTGGCTGTGGCACACGTTCAGCTTGTACTTGACCACCGATTAACTCTAAGTCTTCAACCTTGCCAACTAATTTGACACCTTGACCTGATTTGCTTTCATAAGTTTGTACGTTGACATCACTTAAATAAGCGACAATCTGCCCACCTTTTTTTAAGTACGGTGCAAGTGATTCTGCACGTTTACCAAACAAGGTGGCATCTACCCATTGAGTCGCACGTTTGCCATCTGCTTGTTTTTTGCCATAAGTAAAGGCTAACGATAGGTTTGCGATTGCATCACCATTTGGTGAGTAACGAACTTCTACGTCTTTACCGATTCTTGCTACGCCATTTGCTTTCATTTTTATACCTTTTCGAGTGAGTAAACTGCTATGTTTTTGCCATTGTTTAAGCGTTGCATACGCTTTTCAATTTTGTGACCAGCTTGTCGTAACCTATATATTCTTGCCGCTAAACGAAAACAGCCAAACTTTTTTAATGCGTCTATGGCTGTCAATTCACCTTTTTTGAGTGCCTCAAGTGTCATGTCTTCTTGGCTCATATTTGCACCTGTAATTGCAATTGTTTAACTTTTGCGTCAACTTCAGCCAAAAACTTAATTGCCTCAGATTCTAGTTTGGCAATAAACTCTTCATCCCGATTGACACGAATGATAAGCAATTGCAACCCATCTGGAAATCTTGGGTCGAAGCTGCAAAAATCATTCCACTTGCGACCTGTTACAGACAATTGAGTTTGCATTTGTGTGTAGTAGTTTTTAGGCACTTCAAGTGATTCTAAAT